GATTATCTAGTCGGTGTACCGGCAGGTAGTATAGATCTAGAGAACGTTGATCTTACTGATGGAGCGATGCAGAAAGAGGTTGTCAAGGAACACCTAAGTAAGGTGATGGGATACAAAGAAGACCGTATCAAAAGAACCATTACTAGGTATGAAGAAGGCGGTATTTTAGAGGATGAAGCTGAAGAAGCTGCAGAATTGTTAAAAGAATACAAGGCCACTTCTCAGAAAAAGCTATTAGATGACCAGGACAATTATGCTAAGGAGGCTGTGAAGTCGCAACAAAAATTCTATTCTGACGTAGAAGAAAGGGTAAAGGCTCTGAAAGAGATCAGAGGTATACCTATATCTAGTGGCGATAAAGACGCATTACTAGACTATATGTTTAAGCCGGGCTCTAATGGGAAGACTAAATATCAGACAGATTACATGTCTAGTGTTGGGAATTTCATAGAATCGGCTTTTTTTACAAGAGATAAGGACAAGAACACTTTAGTGAATAACGCTAAGAAAAGTGCGAAGTCTGATGCCTATAAAGAAATACATCGGAAAATAAAGGCTAGCAAAGGCAAGAGACAAAAGAGCTCTGGAAGTCAAGACATAGATATAAGTTCTGGTACGTTAGGAAATTTAGGTCAATCTTTAATAAAGAAAAATTAATTTTAATTTAAAAGTGAGTTATGGAAAACAATGTATTAAACAGTTTACAGCTCTATAAAACCAAATGGTTTGCTGATTTGGTGGACGAGAACATGCTGGCTAATGCGCTGCTTACTAAACCCCATGAAGTATCGACTGTATTATCTTACATTTTCGGTCGTTTCGATCAGGGTAACATCGTAGACTTCCTTACCAATGGTATGGGTAAAACTATGACTATTGAGAATAGGCAGTATGAATGGAATGTCATGATTGAACATGATAAAGCCGTTACGATACGTTTGGCCCAAGAAAGTGGAGCAGACGTAACATCTAGCGATGTACCTGGTTTAAATCAACAACCCTTCCAATTATGGTTGGCTGAGAAATGGTTTGGCCCTGGCGCAATTTTGGAATTCGACGATAAAGAATTTCAAGTACGCGTAGTAGGTGAAGCCTATCAGGATGGTTCAGATTGGGTTTACACAGTTGTAGTCGCAGATGGCCAACCGGAATCTTATATTCCGCCATCATTACTCGCTGCTGGAAAACAAGTAAGTAGGACAGGTAGTGCCTATGAAGAATATAGTGATGAAGCTGATATCGTTAATTATCAAACTCCATTTAAGCTCAGGAACCACCTGACTACTTTGAGGATGACTTATGATATCACTGGAGACGCTTACTCTTCTGTTATGGTTATTGCCATCCGCGATCCCAAGACTAAGAAGTCGACCTTTTACTGGTCAGCTTATCAGGAATGGGTTGCTTTAAGGCAGTGGTATGAGAGAGTTGATAGGATGACAATGTACTCTAAGTTTAACGCTGATTCTGATGGAACAGTTAGTTTGCAGGGTACTAATGGACGCCCAGTTTATATTGGAGCAGGTTTGTTACAACAAATCGCCCCAGCGAATAGAAAGTATTATACTACTTTAACAATCGATCTACTCGACACATTCTTGTCAGATCTGTCCTATAATATATTAGGACAAGGCGAACGTAAGTTCGTAGCACTGACAGGTGAGATGGGTATGAGAGAATTTGATAGAGTACTCAGAAGTAAAGCTTCTGGTTATACTTATCTTGACTTGGGTCCTAGTTTCGTAAGCGGTAGTGGTCAAGAGTTAACACTCGGTGGTCAGTTTACTACTTATAAGGGACTTAATGGTATTGAGATTACACTCAAGCATTTCCCAGTGTATGATAATCCTGTGTTTAACAGGAAACTTCATCCAGTATCTGGTAAGCCGCTTGAATCATATCGTATGACATTTATTGACTTCGGTATGAGAGATGGTGAATCTAATATTCGTAAAGTAGTTCGTAAAGATCGTGAACTTGTAATGTGGCATGTGGCTGGTGCAGTAGCTCCAGGTGTAGGTCATTCCAAGTCAATTACGACTATGCGTGCGAATGCGAAGGATGGTTACCAAGTAAACTTCTTATCAGAGCAGGGTATTATGTTAGCAGATCCAACCACCTCAGGTGAGTTGATTTGTGACGCAGAGTAAAATGTATTTATAATATAGGTCGGGGATAGGTTTAAAACCCTACCCTGGCATTATATTTAACCGTTTAAAAACGAGGAAGATGAAAGTGATATTAAGGCCAATCGGAGGTGCTTCGTGGCCACAAGGTGTAAAGAAATATAGAAACTGTTATGAGGACATAGGTCCTTATTTTACAAGATCGGGTAGGATATACACAGGATTAAGTAAGTTAGACGAAGTTAGGTTAGGGGATTTGTTAGCAGAGGACTTGAATGCAAATTCAGATTTCTGGAAGAATTACTCTATAAGAACAAGTGGAAAGGACTATTACTTAGATTTAGAAGATGCAGGAGATGAACTTAAATACCTGTTTCTTAAGAATCATAAAAGGGTTAAAGGCTCTTTCGCTGAAAGGAAGGCTACTGCTAATTTCGTGTTAGTAAATAAAGATGAGGAAGCTCGTAAGACTAATGTCTATAATAGGACTAAGAGACAAGCGAGTAGTGCATTTGATGATCTAACACCAGATGAGATGCGTAAGTGTCTTAGACTATATGGACACAACGGAGATACATTGAGTAAAACGCTCAGAGAGAGAATGAAGTGATAGTAGAGAAAGCTATATCTAAGAACGTTATTCGTAGGAATAAGAACGTTTATAAATATGGTACTGAGATTATAGGTCACAGTTTACAAGATACTTCAGCTTTCCTAGATGCTCCAAAGAATCAAGATGTTAAGATCGCGATACTTCAGCAACTAGAATCTAAAGGTACAATAGTGGATGATCCAATTATGACAGACAGTCTACTTGAAGTAGATAAGAAAGAATCTGTCAGTGACGTATTTAACGAGGAGTTAGCTTCAGAGAAAACTAAGGCTAAGGCTCCTAAGAAAAAGGGAGATACTATTTAATGACGATTGAAGAAATGCATATTGCTGTAAAACTGGAGCTAGATAAAAGTTCAGCTTTGGAATTAACAGCATTTGAACCTGAAGAGATAGATCTTTGGTTGAATAATGCTATACGTAAGTTTGTAAAGACTAGGTACAGTGGTATGAATTCTAAAGGTCAGTCATTTGAACAGACTCAAAAGAGGATGGATGATTTGAGGACTTTGGTAAAGAATTTTACTGAAAGTCATACAGGTCTGGGATCTTTTCCAAACAGCTCTTATTATTATCTACCTGTAGAAGGTAGTTCGTATGGGAGTGAAGATTACTGGTTTACAGTGCAAGAAGAAGCAGTGATATCAGTAGGTGGAACTGAAACTAGAGTTGGAATAACAGAATGTACTTTAGATGAGTACAGACAGAAGTTAGATGATCCTTATTCTGAACATAAGTTACATTATGGTACAGCTAAACCTCTTAGAATATTCATGGGTGTTCAAGTTAACTTGATATATGATACTGGTTATACAGTTGCAGATTATCATTTGACTTACCTAAGAAAACCGGCAGTCGTAGATAACGTACCAGCAGGTACAACAGATTGCGATTTGCCAGAACATACTCACGACGAGGTCGTGAAGTTAGCAGTGTCTATGATGCTTGAAAATATAGAACAACCAAGATATCAAACTTATCAAAATGAATTAAATACAATAGAATAATAATTAAAACAATTAATTATGATTGATAGAACAAATAAGATATTAATCGGGAAGGATATTACCCGGGATGCACAAGTGGTTGCTGGAGCAAACATTGTGACTATCTCTGCTAGTACAGGTCTTGCTGATGGTGAAATCGTAGTTCTTGATAAGAATAAAAATGTATTAGCTGGTGGGGCTACAATAGCCGACTCCGATACTATTTTTATTGTTCAAGCCGTAAGTAAAACTTTCGATTATACCAATGAAGCAGGTTCTGCTGTAACAGGCGCTAGAAAACATCTAGTTTCCGATCCGATTAAAGGAATCAATGTACGCAAGTACCTTGGTAAAGCTCATACTGTAAAAGCTGAGCAAACGATTGCCTATGATATAACCGGTATGACTCCGGTTGTTGGTACAGAATATATAGTTAGGTTAGTTTACAAGGATATTAAAGAACATCCTGGTCAATT